AATCCGAGGATGACACTATCGAGTGAAACAACTGGTGCCATACATAAACCAGAGTAGGTATTGTACGGTAAACGATAGTCAAATCCTTTGAAGGCGGTAACGCCTGTCTTATATTCCCTATATGATCCAATACGAACAGTTGGGTCCATTTTCGTAAAATCAGGTTTAAGATCAAACATTTTAGCTCCAATACGGGCAGTACCAGAAACTTCACCTTCAGCCAAATATTGGGACAAGTTAATTACAGATCCTCCACTTGCAAGAAGAACAAGTGTCAAATCTCCACCAACACGCACCCAATCATGGCACGAAACGCGTTCCTTAACAACATTACTAAGTTTTCCATTATCACGACGCAAAATTTCAATCGTGTAAACATCATCATCCTCAGGTAACATATGTGTAGGGATCAACCATGAAGACCCACGCATAGGGACAATCATAGAAACTTTCTTTTGTCCATTAGACCAAGTAACTTCACAGCGTTGAAGCCATTTCCACACAAGTGGACCGAACTTTTCCATAGAAGTACATTTGGAAGCATCGGACTTAGGAACAGACATAGGACGAACAGTTTTCCAGATATTCTCTTGCTCATCCGCCTCATATCGAGGTTTCTCAAGAGATTCATGGTCAGCGATGATCGGAGCAGATATCATATTGCCCTGCAATTCAAGCTCTTTTCCCATATTGGAAAAAGTACGATAGAGCTTTACTGCACCAATAATGGCAACAATAGAAATAGCACCGATAGCACAACCTTTCAAAATCTCTTCCTGGTGTTCACGCACAACATCTACAAGAGATCTAATTTGATCGGCGGCATTGGCAACAATCTCCTTCGGGAAATGTTCCTCATACCAGTCAGCAACTAGATCTTGAAGAGAACGTTCCTCACAATAAGTATCCATATTAATAGAATCATGAATTTCCTTAAGTGTTTCAGGAGAAATATCACCACTCTGATGTTCAAGATCGCAATCATGACACATCGGAGCACAGTACGGACACTCACTTGGCATGTCCGAATGTTCGCAAAGATCCATATCATATGAGTTCTCAATAGAAGCTACAAAGCGCTTTTGAACAGCATAGTGCTCGGCACTCATCGTCTTAAGAACATCAAGACATTCAGCGAAAGACGCTCCTTTCAAAATGTCTACGAACTTGTGCGAATCACGAATACCTGTTTCTCTATCTGAAGTGCGAATAATTTCTACGCGCTGCAGATCAATAAGCCAGGCATCTTCAATGAACTTTTTCATCTTTTTTCCATTCAATCCTCCAGTAAGAGAATCAACATATCCCGGGCGCAAACGTACATCGAGAATAGCATCAAAACGACGCAAAATGGAAACGGGTTCATTGGAAAACGTGTGCGCCATCAAAGACTTAACGTTGGTCGTAATCGTAAAAAGCTTGGCAATGAAATATTCATTACCTTTTGATTCGACACCAGCCTTAAGGACAGCAATCGGTACATTATTAGCGAAATCAATAATAGGTTTCGTGGGATTGCTCTCATAATGTTCCGCTTTCGTGTTTCCAAAATCGTCAAGTGTCACAGCATTGTGGTACGGGTGATATTCAGATTGATATCTATCACCATCATTGAGTGTGACAACATGTTCCTTAGACGATGGGAAACCATTGTGCGAAAGAAGCACTTTAATCAATTTAGCATTGATCTCAGATTTTCCAACAGCACTAGGTCCATGGATCATGACCGTAAATGGTTTCTCGCGCATACACGATTGTTGTTGTGCCATAATAAGCTTAACTCTAACTTTCTTAAGATTTAAAATCTTCGCCGATAATTGAGAGGCAGCAGGTTTTGGCACGGTGGGTAAAAGTTGCATCATCTTTGCAATCAACTTCTCGAGACGGATCTCGTAATCCGAAGCATCAATAATAGATTGACCAAAGCGTTCCAAATCAGCGAGGCGTCCGGCTTCTAACAAGGGAAGCGCAGACACAAGCAACGAATACTCATCTTCCATCTTTTGGGCATCGTCATCAGTGAATAGCAAAAGAGATAAATCTCCAGTAAGATAAGCTGCATATCCACGAGACAAAAAGAACAGAAGAGTATCGGTAACCATGTCCATAAAATTAAGAGCATCCTTCTGGACATTCCAGGTTTTCACCTTAAGAGCTTTAAGAAACGAGCTCTGGAATGAATTATTTTCCCACTCAGGGAAAAATCCAAAAGAAATCAAAATAGACACAACATTACCGAACATTTGTCCTAGGGGACCATCACGATGACGGCGCCAATCAGAAATTACGCCTTTAACTTCATCCATGGCATTATCAACAGCACCACTTGATTGGGGAGCAAGTTTACTCTGAACAAACTCGGTCAATTGATCGAGAAGAGGTTTCAAGTGTTCCCAAATTAATGGAGTGATGGGTGCAGAATAATGTGTGCGCACATAAAGGTGCAATGTGGCAACAAATCCTGCAACGGAAGAAACATCTCTCAATAGAACAAGGAATGAGAGAAGATCCTCGGCACGTGCGACAACATTGTTTACAATGTCGGATTCAGTCGTGCCATTGTACGCTAACAATCGTTGGGCATCTTTAAAATGATTGTAGACATCAAACGCCTTGTCAACTTCATTC